CAATCCAGTGCTAGTTTCCTTGATACCTCAGAGCTATCTGATGAACGTCAGAAGTCAACCTATGAATACGCTATGATACCTCAGGGCCACTTAAAGCCACAAGGTGTATCTCGTATTGTGTCATCAGACACAGTTGAAGCAATTGAAGGTTACACTGCAGTACTCTCTGAGCTACTGTTTGATAACAATAAATTAGCAAAGTTTAAAGCTTATGACCGTACGCCCTTGGCATTACATAAAGCTACTGCAGCCTCAGAACTACTTAACCACTGCTTGTTCTCTAAGAACCGTGGGTGGTCAGTACTAAACACATGGCTTAAGTCAGCCCTTATGTGGAAGTTATCGGCAGTAACATGGACATACGCATCAGAAGAAAAAGTATCTTTTGAAGAATACGAAACAATTGACAGTACTGCATTAGATGTACTGCTGTCAGACCCAGAGATCACTACAACAGGTGATATTTATCTGGATGAAAGATCAGGTAACTACCTTGATGTGCGACTTAAACGTACAAAAGTTACCAACAAAGTTGTTGTATCGGCAGTACCACCTGAGACCCTAAGAGTCGGAAGAGGCGCCACAGGTATACACGATGCATCCTTTGTAGGTTTTGAAGAAGAAATGACAAGATCCGAAATCAGAGAACGTTGGCCCGAAGCGGCTGAAGGTGTTGATTGGTCAGCTGTGGAAAGTGGTATACATTACGCAACACAACTTAACACAGACTCCCTTGCACGTAAGCAAGCTATCGGTACAACCTTGTTATTAGGTTCAGGTGATGACAATCAACTAGAAGCCACAGAGTCTGCTGTAGTACTCCGATGTTGGGTATACGTGGATCGTGACGGTGATGGTATCGCTGAACTGAAGTATATTGTACGTGTAGGCGACACTATACTAGAAGAAGAAGATGCAGATCATATACAAGTAGCAACCTTTACACCGTTTGAGATTCCTTTTGAACTTGAAGGTTTGTCTATGTCAGATATGGTTCGTCCTTCTACATTGGCATCTACAGCTATCTTACGTGGCTTTGTTGAGAATACGTACTTAACAAACTATGCACCAAAGATTGCAGATCCAAATGTAGTAGACTTCTCTGCTTTACAAAACATGAAGCCCAAGCAGATCATTGCCTCTAATGGTAACCCCCAAGGTGCAGTTGCATCCTTACCACCAGAGCAAATCTCAACAGGAACTGTACCATTACTTCAGTTCTTACAGGGTCACAAGGAACAAGCCACGGGTCTGTCTAAAGCAGCCCAAGGTCTTAACGATGCTTTATATGTGTCTGGTAATTCAGAAGCTAAGGTATCACAAGTGCAGTCAGCTGCACAAATACGCATACAATTTATTGCTCGTAGATTCATGGAAACTGGTGGACGGGAACTCCTTGAAGGTATCTACCTTACAATGCAAAAAGAAATGCGTGGTGGGTCTGTAGGAGCTTATACAGGTAATGCAAGGTATCTCAATGTGTTAATAGATGATTTACCCGGTATTGAATTTATGTCTGTAGAAGCAGATGTTGGCGATGCCAGCAATCAAACTAAGATCCAGAAGTTGAACATGATAGGTCAACAAATCCTACCAGCCCTTAGGGACGCTGGTGCAGGTGCTGTTGTAGCCCCAACTGCAGCTTCAACTATTGCAGTACAAGCGTTTGAAGCTTTAGGTTTAGATCCTCTTGATTATCTTATCGATATCAACACAGAAGAGTTTAGACAGAAAGCAGAAGAAGGTCAGAAAAGTGATCAGGAAGCTCAGGCTAAGGCCAAGATGCTCGAAGAGGAGACACAAAAGTTAGCAGTTGCTATGCAACAATCTAACATCGACTACACAAACGTACAAGCACAGAATGCCATTCAGGACAACTTGAAGCAACTTATGGTTGCTCTCGACAAGTCTGAGCAAGAGTGGACTAAGATAGGGTTAGACGCTGGAAAGAACGAACAAGTAATGCCAGCTAAGTCTGACATAGATGCCCTGTACGCAAAGGCACAGAAACTAGTATCAAACGTTATGATGAGTAATGTGCCAGCTGCGGATGCAGATCCACAAGGTTTACCTGCCCAACAACCAAACCCTGAACAACAGGAGGGTGTTGGAGTATAAGGGGGTGATACTGTATCTAAGCTGCTAGGGGTCTCAGCTTTAAATTAAGACCCCTACTTAACCTAGTACAAGAGATATACAAAATGAAGAAGTACAAACCGGGTATTGACAAGAAGGTCAAGCCACAACTTCAATCTGACGGATCATATCGTCCGGGACCCTTCTCTGATGCTCAAACGGCTTTAGGTAAAGCTACCTTTTCTAAGAAAGAAAGGGATGAGTTCTTCACAGAAGCGTACGGTGATATACTTTCAGATCTATTTTTAAAATGGTTAAACACTGAGTCTCACTGTACAAAGGAGAGAGAGTATTTATACCACGTAGCAATGGGCTTAGGCTCAGTAAAAGAACGATTGATTAAAATAGAAACTTATGGTTTCAACCAAGAATTTATTGATCAATCACATTTAGAAGATGAGGAACAAGATAATGATTCCAACTAATACACTAGACGAACTGCAGAAAGCTGAGTTTGATTTACAGCGATCTCAAGTATCCCTGATCCGAGAAATGGGTAAGGGAAATGAGAAGAGCCGACTACATGCCAACACCCTACAGGCAATGACATCTGCACTCATTTTCGTACAAGGTCTTATTGTTAACCATGCTGATACCGTACGTGTTGTGCAAAAAGCTAAGGTTCAAGTCAATAAGAAAGTAAAGTAATGAGGACTAACAGGGATAACAAATTATGAGCAAAGAAAACAATGCAGAATCTACCTCTACAGGAGATGACTCTGATTTCAATGCTGGTCAACAACCACAGAATTTTGATGACATTCCAGTACCGATGGGGCCAATGGCTAAACATCTTGGTATCGATGATGATCTACCAGAAGATTCTGAGGAAGTAGGCCCGGAAGATTCTGTAGATGAAGTACCCGCTGAAGACGATACAGAGGAAGACGATACACTAGATCAAGAGGATGACACTTCGGTTGAAGAAGATGAAGTAGAGGATGATGATGAATCTACCCCAGACTCCGACTTACTCACAGAAGAGGATATTGATTGGGACTATAAGGTGCCAGTTAAGATTGATGGGGTTGAAGAACACTTAACCCTTGAAGAACTCCGTAAAGGTTATGCAACAGATCAAAGCTTGTCTAAAAAGGGAAACAAGATTAGCGAACAAAGAAAAGAGTTTGAGACTGAACAAGACACCAAACTCAAAGAACTAAATGGTATGGCTACACTATTGCAAGAACAACTCCAACAAGAGGAAAATGTACTTGCTAGTGAGTATCATGAATTTGATACTAAAATTAAGGAAGCCCGTAAAAACGGTGACACTTATGAGCTTGCTGAACTTAAAGATCAACGTGAAACTGCTCAAGAAGCTTACTGGAATGCTCGACAAAAGCGTGAAGGTGTAGCTGTTGCTGTTCAGGAGAAACAACAAGCTCAGCTTGAACTCCAAAACAAAGAGACATTTGCAAAGTTTAACGCTGATATTGCAACACTAGTTCCGTCATTCGTAGAAGACGCTGAAGCTATACAACAATTTGCACTAGATGAAGGTATCCCAGAAGCACTATTACCTCTCATTGAAGATGCAAGTGTAATCAAATTTATTGATGATTACCGTAAGCTAAAGCAGAAGGCTACTAAAGGAGCTGTTAAGCGAAAGGCAGCGCCTAAAGCTAAGTCAGCCCCTATTAAAAAAGGCCTAACTAAAAATGCACAACAAGTTAAAGCAAATACTACAGTTCGTAATAAAGTTCTTACAGGAGAGGGTACCGAGAGTGATCAAATATCATTCCTCAAGAACCTATCCAAGTTCCGCTAATCCTTAACTTTTTATTTTATTTATAAGGAATATTTAACATGGCAGGACGTAATTTTGCAACAGGCGGCCCTAAGGCTGCTGCTGGAACTACTGGCTTAGGTGTATCTGAACGCGAAGATTTGGCTAATTATATTACCATGATCACACGTGATGAGACTCCGTTTTATTCATCTATCGGCAAAACTAAATCTAAAGGTATCCTACACGAATGGACTACTGACGAATTAGCAGCACCCGGTTCTAACCAAGTTGCTGAAGGTTCTAGTTACGCAACTACTCATGCAGCTCAAACTGCAGAGCCTATGCGTACTCGTTTGGGTAACTACACTCAAATCAACTCTAAGACTGTTGAAGTCTCTGGTTCTAAGCGCGCAGTCGATCAGGCTGGTGTTGCTGACGAATATGCTTACCAATTGAAGAAGCGTGGTACTGAACTTCGTCGTGACGTTGAGCATGATTTGGTTCACTCTTGGAACTCTTCAAACGGTTCAGGTACTCGTAAGATGGGTGGCTATCAGGCATTCACTAACGTAAACATTGTTAACGCTGGTATTGCTAGTGGTGCTGCATACACTGCACCTTCTGCTGTTGGTACTGGTACTTGTGGTACTATTGTACGTGGAACAACAGATGGTAACTTACTTGCACTTGAGTTAAGCAACGTTGATGACGCAATGCAGACTATTTATCAGGAAGGTGGTAAAGCCACTGTAATGATGACTTCACCTGCTAACAAGCGTAAGTTCTCTGCTAAAGCACAAGCTGCAGATTCTAACGTACAACGTAACATTGATGACAGCGGTAAGCTTCGTCAGTCAGTTGAAATGTATGACAGTGACTTCGGAACTATCAAGATCGTACCAAACTACATTATGGGCTTAGCTCATAACACAAGTGGTAACGCAACTACTAGTTCTAAAGATTACTCTGCATTAGTTTATGATCCACAATGGTTCAACATTGCCACCCTTCGTGCTCTTCATGAGACTGAAGTAGGTCAGGCAGGTGACAGCACTATTGGTCAGATCGTAGAAGAATGTTCATTAGAAGTTCGCAACCCTTCAGGTTGTGGCTTGATCGTTGGTTTAGCTGGTTAACCACTAAGCTATACAAAGGGGTCCTATAATGGGACCCCTTATTTTTCAGGAGGACACCGTCTTATGGGTATTAAATCTCAGGAAGATAACAAACACAGCTTTGACGTTGCAACAAATGATAACACTTTCTTATTATCTCAAGACGTTAGCGCATACCGTGACTATGCAAAAGAATCAAGGGACATCTATGATGCCTCAGGTACAGCTAGCCACTACAGATCATTTGCAGTTATACCAGATATAGTTGCAATAGATATATACACAAAGTATAAGATTGATATTAACGCCCAAGAGTTTATGGGTGACAAACAATTAGTTGCAAAACTTAAAAAGATTATAATCTCGGAGTACCCAGACCTGCTAACGCATGGTCAATCTCGGAGATACTAAAGAGGATAAAATATTATGTCAACTCCAAAGTATACTGCACTAGTCGCAAAGGTTCGTGATTGGGCTAACAGGGACAGTACTATACTAACCGATTCTCTTGTATCTGATTTCTTAGACTACTCTGCAGATCTTTGTTACAGAGAACTACGCATACCTCCTTTGGAGTTTACATACGTATATCCAGTTATCTCAACAGCAGGTGAAACTGAACTCCAAATACCACCAGATCTCACTGAGATCATAATGTTTAAAGTTAAAAACTTAGCAGGTGACTCTTATGTATTTGATAACAAGTTAGACTTAAGGTCATTTGTGGATAACAACACAACTAAGGGGCAAGGGTCCTTTACAAGAAAAGGTGCAAACCTAGAGTTCTTTCCTGCTGCAGCAGTAGGCGATACCTTTGAATTACATTACTACCGTAGGTTGTTTGACATGGACGCAACATATGTAGTTGATCAAAGTAATATTACTGCAGGTAATACAACAGTATCATCCTCTGGAGCAACGGGAGCTGTTGAGTTCCCTGCGTCTTCAAGTACCTACTATACAGGTAATGAAGTGTATAACTGGTTACGAGATGATAATGAGCGAGTCTTATTGTTTGGTGCTTTGCATCATGCCTTTGAATACTTAGGTGATGAGAATCAATCTGTAAAATATCTTCAGAAACAAGTGCAGGGAATAGCAGAACTAAACAGAGAAGAAACGAAGCGCAGAACATCTGGAGCTTCCAACAGAGTCACTTACGAAGTGTCAGAGTTACTATAAGGAGTTAAAGGATGGCAATTACATACACTTCGGGATCATCTTCCTTAGTTTCAAAAACATCGGAAGGCGGATCATTTCAGACAGAAGGTACAACTGAGTTATCAAGTGCTCTTACTTCAGCTAATGCAGCAAAGCTATCAGAAATAGCAGCAGCATCTTCAGCTACAGCAGCATCTAACAGTTCTACCTCAGGTGCAACCAGCGCAACTACAGCTACTACTAAAGCGTCAGAGGCGTCTACTAGTGCAACTAACGCAGCAACTAGTGCCTCCGCAGCCTCAACAAGTGCTACTGCATCTGCCACAAGTGCCTCTTCATCAGCTACAAGTTTAGCTGCCATAGGCTCCTCAGCTACCGCAGCTGCTAACAGTGCTACCGCTGCAGCAAACAGCGCAACTACAGCTACCACTAAGGCATCAGAAGCTACAACAAACGGGGCAGCTCAGGTTACTCTTGCAACAGCCCAAGTAACTTTAGCAACAGCAGAGAAAGCTATAGCAGTTACCAAAGCATCTGAAGCTTCTGCAAGTGCATCTACTGCGTCTACTGAGGCAACGGCTGCTTCTTCAAGCGCAACAGCTGCTGCAAGTTCTGCTACAGGTGCTGCTTCCAGTGCTACTGCTGGAGCTACAAGCGCAACCAACGCTGCGTCAAGTGCAACTACAGCAAGTGGATACGTATCTACAGTTAGTGGCCATGCATCTACTGCAACCACTAAGGCAGCAGAAGCTGCTACGTCAGCAACAAATGCAGCTAGCAGTGCTACTGCTGGAGCTAACAGTGCCACTGCAGCAGCCGCAAGTGCAACCACTGCATCTTCAGGTATCAGTTCTATAGCAGGTAGTGTAACTGCAGCTGGTAACAGTGCTACTGCAGCAGCAAACTCATTAGCATCCTTT